CTGAGATCAAAATCACCCGTGTTATCAAACAGCGTCCGGTTATACAGCCAACGGCACTGCACACTGTCACCCAAGGGCGCAATATTTGCAGTCTCAAAAAAGCCTTGTATCGCTGTTCCGTCGTCGTTGTCACCCGTCTCATGCTTCATCACAAAGCCAGCGAAATCACCTGCGTGAGGGATCTCGTCTACAATAGCAGCGGCATTGCGTGTGAAGTTGTTGTAGGGGCCAAACCAGCAGTTGAGGCGGTTGCTATAAATGACCACGCTGTTCATGGTGGTCTGCGACGTGCCGTAGGGCAGAAAAAACCAGATCTGCTCTTCGGCTGGGTAATACAGCGCAAACGCATATTTCAGTCGTGCTGTATTTAGATTCGACCAATAGCGATCATCCAACGCGAAGCTGATCTTTTCTACCGCTGGCCCTCCCGTCCATTGGTAGATACCATCTTCGCGAAGGAAGATCTGACGCTCGCCCGGTATCGTAACTATCGTGCGCCCTGCTACTGTGCCGCGCTGTGTGCGCTGCTGCTGCTGAAAAGGTATGGTTGAGTTACCCGTAGCCGTCAGCGTGTGTATACCATATTCAGTATGTATGGCGAGTGTATTCTGGAAGGGCTGTAGTCCCGTTACTTCATAGCCCAAGCTGTAAAAGCTGAGTGCATCCCACGTCTCTATGTCACCAGGGTCAGAGCGCCATACACGATCTGTCGTGCCGTTGGTGTTGCCAATCCAAAGGCGATTTTCCCAGAAAGCAACGTGCTTGGGTTTGGTAAACCGAGAATCATCATCGAGCGTTGCTGCGTTGCTGGAAGCACCCGTCCACTTAATCGCGTCCGTGTCTTGCCCGTTGACCGCCACCAACGTATCGCCAGCCAATACCCATTGCCAGGTGTAATCGTTCCCTGCCGTAATAGTTGTGCTGCCTGTGCGATCTGTAGCAGTGCCACCCGTTACGTCAAAGAACTTGTCACCACAAAAAGCAAACGTCTTTTCCGTGCCTTGGAGTGTGACCTGTCCCAAGCCAGTTACAGTCGCACCGCTGTTCATAGCGGAGCTATTGTATTTGGCGTAACCTTTGCGCTTAGACACTTCACCAGCCAACCCAACGGTACAGTTTGCCATGTCATACAGCCCAGACGGGCCAATATCCTCGGCTGGCAAACTGTAGTTGACGCCCTCTCTCCAAGGGCCAAGGCGCAGTGACTGTGCAGCTATCGGCATTAGGACAACGACCCCTCTGTCGGAGAGTAGCTAAACTGACCTGCCGCTTGGTCGTCGCTTCTCCGCATACGGTATTTGCGGTTACCTTGTATGGCTGCATTCTGACGAGAGGCTACGCTGATAACGCGCTCCATCTCATTGCGGTCAATCGCAGCGCCCTGGTCATCGCCCTTCTCTTGCTTGTAGAGCGACGTGATGCCATGTATAAGCGCTGGCTGTATAACGAGGGGGTAGTATGGATCGAGGCTGTTGTTGTCTTCAGCCTCTGTAAAATCTGGTATTTCGCGGTAGTAGCGATACCCAATAGTATCAGCGCTGTCGGGCGTAGGATAGAGCGATACCTGCACAGCGCCGTTGGTATCAATGCCGTTAATGGCAACCCAGCGAGGATCGCCATCAATGCTAGCATCTGGGTCAGCCGCATCAATGTCTTGGGTAGACTTGATGATGATGACGTGGTTTTCCGTGACGTTGCGAAACGACAGCGGTGTCAGCACGTCTGAGGCGAGCGAGTAAGTCTGCGTGTCGGCTACCGTAGTAAACGTAGACGACGTAAACAGCCAGTTCCATTGCTCTCGACTTTGTATGTCGCGCCCCACCATATTGAGGTAGTCTCGCGCACTGTCTTTAAAAGTCGAGCTTGTGGTGTTTAGACCTACTCTTCGTAAGGCAATCTGTAGGACTTCAATGTTGGTCATCCTAAAACGGCAGCCCTCATATCAACCCACGCGCCGTTTTCATACCCTTGAAACTTGTTGTCGGTGCTGTTGTAGACCAGCATTCCGTTGACTGCTGTAAGCGCATCACGCTCCGTTGTTGTGAGCGACGGAACGGTAAACGATGCGCCAAAGGTGACGGTATCTGCTTGTAATACACCAAACAGCGCAGCATCACCAAAGAATGCAGCAGCGTTTATCTGCCCTACGGTTTCCGACATTTACATCTCAGCACCCGCCGTTATCTGATCCAGATCGTATTCGGAGAGGTTGTCTCCGTTGTTTTCTAGCCAGCGGTCTGTCCAAATGCGAACAGCTTCTGGGCCACGATCCGTGATGCGCGATGGCGGGTCGGGTATAAAACTAGGTTCGTGCGTTACCTCACCCACAGCCCTAACATGATTCCGCACCTGGCTGTTGGTGACTTTGGATCGGCGCTGACGGGTGTGCGTCTTGTCCAGATCGAGCGCCTTGCGAATTGCTTCCTTCGTATCGTCGCTGCCCTTGAGTATCAGCTGGGCAATTTGATCTGGCGTCACGCTAGCCGTTTCTTCTTTTACGGGTGTAGTCGATGATGCCGCTTCTGCTACTTCATCTGACAGGGTATGCTGCTGCATACGTTTTGCCATGGTTCTCTCTCGTTTTGTTATTGAGGCGGTGGGGGCGTAGAAAGTTGTTTAGTCAACAACATTTTATGGGAGCATTGCCAAAAGTAACTTCCTGCGCACCCCCACCACCGTCATTGGTTAATTCCTGTGGCGCTACTAGTAGCAGCCCACCAAGTAAACAGCGCAGGTTACAGGCGAGCCAGAATCAGCTTCCAGCGCAAACCCAAACACCTGCTCCTCTTCACCGTCAGCCATCGTGTCGGCCAAACCGTCCGTCGCTGAATCAGCAACAACGGCCTCACCAGCAGCAACGGCCCCGTCACTGAAGACGTCTGCTACGCCAGCGATCTGCACAAAGCAGTACGGCGTTGCGGAAATGTCTACCGTGCCAAGCGCTACGCCGATGCCGCGAAGAGCAAGCTGCGAACCGCCCGAACGGTCAGCGGTCACTTCCGTGCCATCAACGCTGGCCGGAGTTACCACATAGCCAACGGCCAGATCAACGTCAACGACCTTGACCCACTTATACTTCTTGCCATCGGGGCTATCAAAAATGTTACCAACGCCATGATCATCCGTAGCGGAAGTGGTCGTTGGCGAAGCGTGTAAAATTGCCATTGTTTAACCCTCCCTTAAGCCGTGACGTTGTAAATGACGCCTTGGCGGCGGCGGTTGTTGGTCGTGATCTGAAGACCGACTACGATAAACGCAACCTTTGCCATCTGGTTTGACGGCTCCTTGAAAGGCGTCTTGGCAAAGTTCATACCAGACTGCATATGCATCTTCAGGTAGTTGGTGTTCAGAAAGTAGATTCTGCCCGAAGCGCAGTCGCGGTCATACTGCACCGGAATGCCACGGAACGAAGGTAGACGGCCATCAACACCCGGAGCGTCATTGGCGCTCAAGCGCTGGTAACCCGTGCCTTCAAAGATCTCCTCAAACGAAGCGTAAATGTCGTTCGTCGTGAAGATGTTGGTAGGCTGCTCATTGCCTTCAGAAACGTCGTTCCACGTCGAAGCCATGCGGAGCATACCCTGGTAGAAGTTCGTTCCAGTGATGGTCTTGAACGACGTATCCGACGTAGCGTTGTTGGACTTGTTCTGCCACCAGCTATTGCCGCTAACAGTGATACCACCCAACGTGGTAGGCGTAGAGGCCGGATCATCCGCAATGATGTCCTGGAAGCCCAACGGTGCTTTGCCCGTCTGGGCGCTATAGAGCGAGGAGTTGATCTGGTCGCGCAAGGTCAGCATGGACTGACGGGTCTTGGCTTCCAACAACTTCATGGCCGAATCGCTCTTACGATTCTCCATTTCCTCGGTGTAGTTGATCGTAATAGGTACTGCTGCATAACGGAACGGGTAAAACGCTGCCGTGATGCCGTCTACGGCGTCCGTGTTAAGGACATCGTAGCCACTGAAGTATTGGGCGCTGTTGCCCGAATACATAAGGTCACACTGAATTTCCTTGCCGCCGTTTTCGGTGACAAGCGCACCGCCGCTTCTGAACATATCTAACGTGGGGTAAGCGTCGAAGAAGTTGTCGGTCAACTCCTTGCGCTTGGCTCGCATCGTTAGCGTCCATGCGGCGTCCCAAGTTTCGGTCGTGCTGGTCGCTGCCATGGTAAATTATCCTCTATTCAAACCCTAGGTTGGCTAAACCCGACAACACTTCGTTATCGGACATAGGGCCAGCATCCTCGCTCGCATCAACCTCTGGCGTAGACCGCACAGCACGTTTACTCGACCTACGCGCCTGTGTATCGCTCTCACGCAGCTGGGCTGCCTTCTGAGCGGTAATACCTGCGTGTAGTTCGTAGGCTTCTTTCACCGTATAGGGTTGCCCTGTGTTGGGATTATTCATCTTCACGGTAGCAACGATCTGTTCGGTGTAGCCATCCAAGTCATTGCCATACTCATTCCGTGCTTCCTCCACCTGCGTCCCGATGTAACTGGTTTGCTGGTTTTGGACATACTGGTTTGCGTACGACAACTGCTGCTGTAGCTGCGCGACTTGGTTTTGCATCTCTTGCATCTGAGCGCCGACCCTGTGCTGAATGATCTGCTCGACGGCATCAATGCCACGGGCATCTTCCTCAGACAGGTTGTTCCGCATCTCCTGTACAGGATCAATCTGCGGCTGTTGCGGCACGGCCATTTGCTGTAGGCGATCTGCCCACTGGCCCTGCTGCTCTTGTAACTGACGACGCTGTTCAGCAAGGTCTTGCTGTGTGCGCGTAAACTGCGCCTGTAGGTTTTTTGCTAACGGGACTAAGCCCTTGTATTGGTCTGGAACAGACTCGACATCGCCTCTCAGCCAGTCATGCTGTTCCGGGTCAAAATCCGACGGTTCGCTGTCAGAGTGTCCAGTGCTATCAGACTGTGCCGGAGCAGAGGTGTCATCCGTGAACAACTCAACCGTGTTAGTTGACTGTTCCGTAGATGAGTCTGCTACGGGTGACGAGTCGTCTGCGCTGGAGTCCAGATCCAGGATCGCTTCGGACATACCTACTTGTTCTCCTCGTTATAAGCCTGTTCCGCAGCAGCGACGGCCTCTTCGGGCGTGTTCCCAAACGAAGCTGGGTCGGTATTGCGCGGAGCAGAGTTAGTGACATCAGAGCTAATGTGATTCCGTGAGCCACCAACGCTATCGGCGCTCTCGGTCACGTTGTACTTCTTCAACAGTTCTTGTTTATGGCTGTATGACTCCACAACTTGTCCAAATCCAGCGTGGAACTTGCCATACATGCTTGAGTGCGAATTATGGATAAAATTGCTTGTCACAAAGATCATCCGCGCTGTGCCATCGCATTCCGAACACGGAATTATGCGCTGTATATGCGCGTGGGACGCTGACGGCACGTCTATTTGCCGATGACCGCACTCTTTGCACTCGTAATCGTGTAAAACCATAGCCTATCCCTGCCCAGGTGCGTTTTGTAGCTGTTGGCTCACCTCTTGCGCTTGGCTTCGTACTAGCGAGATGATGCTACCCTCGCTTTCGGAGCGATCTGACTCAGCTGGGCCTGACGGTGCTTGGCCTTGGGCCATTTGCTGCAAAAATTGCTGGTGCTGTGCAACGTGATTTTGCACAACTTGCAACACTTGCTGCTGCTGTTGCGGTAATAGTTGCTGGAACTGCGGCAACTGCTGTATTTGGCCGTGGATTTGTATGTGTAACTGGTGATTTTCGTTCGGCGTAACGCCAGGATCACCGCCGTTGACCAGATAGGCTACGTTTTCAAGGTTTGCGGCCTTGATCGTATCGCCGTCTTCTTGGTTTCCAAGGTATTTTTCGGGATCTTGCACACGGAACGTAGACAGCAGCCCCTTGATCGCTTCAATGCGGTTAATTTCCGGCAGATTGATCGTGTAGTTGAACAGTTGCAACGCATCTTGGCGCTCTAACTGCTCAGTTAGTGGCTGCATTGACCCTGCGTTGATATCGATTTTGTATCGGACGCGCAGTAGGTCTGCTGTGACCGCCTCGTAGACCGGATCTTCCGTGTCTCGCGCTACGTTGACAAGGAAGTTTTCGGGCGTGTAGCGTTCGTCGGCCATCATGCGCAGCGTGTTACGCACAATAGAGCGATAGGCGTTGGCTACCGATTGCTGCATCCATTCGCGGTTGATCTGACTAAACGATGCCTGTAGGCTGGCCTGTGTGGCGGTGACTTTTGGGCCACCTCCCATTGCTAGTTGGCTGACGTTGAGACTTTGCTCTTCATAGCTACGCGCATCGGACTCAATACCCAACTGATCGGGCGGTGGGTTGCCGAAGTTCATCTCGCGCATACTGGTGTTGGGATCTTCTACCCAAATGATCTCACCATCGCGCCCCGACTCTAGCGTATCGCCGATATCTTGGTTGGCTTCGCGTTCCCTGCGTGATGCAAGTACTATGCGCTGAAAACGTTTGAGTAAGTCTGCGCGGCGTGATACGGACTCTACAATCAGACTCTGCGTATCTTCGACGTACGCCATTGGCGGCTCGCCGTAGAAGCTACGCTCTGTCTGATCAAACTTTATAGCGTGATACGGGAAACCGCCATCTACCAGATACCCCCCAGCAGGTTGAAACTCACCCGTCATCATAGGCTCGCCCGTAAACGGATCTGGCTGCGTTACAGGCTCCATGGCAAGCATGGGGTGGTCTACTTCTTCGATAGGCTCAGTAACGCCATCAGCAAACGTAATGCGCTTCTTATGCAAACGGTCATGCACTTCATACAGGCAGACCATCTGTCCTCGCACTTTGGCAGAGGTTACCGCATCATGCTCGTCTGAGTATTCGGCGTCTTGTGTTTCGTAGAGAAACGTATCTTG